TATAACTTTGCAGGTCAGTATATGCAAAGACCAGCACCAGCAGAAGGCGGTATCTTCAAGCCTGACCAAATAGCAATTATTGATGCTTTACCTGCTGGCGAAATTAAATGGTGTCGAGGTTGGGATTTGGCTTCAACTGTTGATGGCGATTGGACTGCTGGCGGTAAAATTGGCAGATTACCTGATGGTCGTTTTGTTATTGCTGATATGGTTCGGCTGCGTGATGGTCCTGATAAACGAGATGCTGCTATTAAAAACACTGCTTCATTAGATGGACGCAGCGTAAAGATTTCAATACCACAAGACCCTGGTCAAGCTGGTAAAACACAAGTTATATACCTGACTAGAGAATTAGCTGGATATAATGTGAAAAGTTCACCTGAAAGCGGTGATAAAATTACAAGAGCAGAGCCTTTGGGTTCTCAAGTAAATATCGGTAATGTCATGATGCTTAGAGGCGAATGGAATCAATCTCTTATTAATGAGATGCGAATGTTTCCTAATGGCGTTAATGATGACCAAATTGATGCGTTGTCAAGAGCATTTAGCGAAGTAATGGTACCAAGACGAAGTTTCTTTGGATAGAGGATTATTAATGTCAATTTTAGATTGGTTTAGAGGAGAGAAAGAAGAAGTCAAGAAGGCGGAAGATGCGCCTAAGGCTATCGCTCGTAAAAGTCTATTCGGCACTCATGCTGGTGACATTGAAAGCTCAAACAATATTAAAGACTTTGTATTAGACAAATTTTCTGCATTAAAATCACAGCAACCAATGTTTGACCCTGCTGTTAATGGCATGGCAATGGATGATAGCTCTAATGGCGTTCCATCATTTAAAATGTATGATGCTGGCAATAACTCAGTATCTGATGCTGTAGTTTATTGGTACGCTTCTCAAGGCTTCATTGGCGCACAGCTTTGCGGTATCTTGGCTCAAAATTGGCTTGTCAACAAAGCCTGTGCAATGCCTGGCGATGACGCAATCCGTAAAGGTTACAACGTAGTATCTATTGACGGTGACGAANTAGACNAAGAAGCTGTAAAGATTATTAAATCTTATGACCGTTCAATGCGCCTCACATGGAATATGAGAGAGTTCATCCGCAAAGGTCGTATCTTTGGCGTTCGTGTTGCAATGTTCAAAGTTCAATCAACAGACCCTGAATACTATGAAAAGCCTTTTAATATTGATGGTGTTACTGCTAATAGCTATAAAGGGATTGTGCAAGTTGACCCGTATTGGTGCGCCCCTATGTTGGATGGAGCTGCTGCTAGTCAGCCTGATACTTTACATTTTTACGAGCCAACTTGGTGGATAATCAACGGTAAGAAAGTTCATCGTTCACATTTAATCATATTCCGTCATGCGGAACCTGTGGACGTATTGAAGCCTCAATACATTTATGGTGGTGTTCCACTTACTCAACAAATCATGGAACGTGTTTATGCTGCCGAACGTGTAGCTAACGAAGCTCCACAATTAGCCATGTCTAAACGTACAACTGTTTGGTTGACTGACATGGAAGCTGCAATGTCAAACACAGAGCAAGCCATTGGTCGTTTGAACTATTGGGCGCAAATGCGTGACAACTACGGTATCAAGCTAGGCGATAAAGAAGGTGACGAGTTCCAACAATTCGATACTTCTCTTGCTGACTTTGACCAATTGATTATGACTCAATACCAATTGGTTGCTGCCATTGCTGGCGTACCTGCTACTAAGTTAATCGGTACAACTCCAAAAGGCTTTAACTCTACAGGCGAATACGAAGAAGCGTCATACCATGAATTGCTAGAGTCAATTCAAACGCATGACCTTACTCCATTGGCAGAGCGTCATCATCAATTAGTCATCAAGTCATTTGTAGAGCCACAGCTCAAGAAAAAGATGAATGTTGAAACAACATTGAACTGGCTTCCACTTGATACTCCAACAGCTCAAGAATTGGCTCAAACTAACCTTGCTAAAGCACAGGTTGGTGCAGCATTGATTGAAGTAGGCGCAATCTCAAGCGAAGAAGAACGTCAACGTGTAGCGACCGACAAGACAAGTGGCTACAACGAAATTGGCATTATGGAAGAAGAATCACTTGAAGGTGAAGAATTAGCCGAACGTGATTATCTAAAAGCTGAAGATACCGCACCAAAAGTAACAAGTCGTGCAAAAAAAATTATCCAAAAATAATATAATCGGTTCTGCTTTACGTCCTAATGTTGGGATTTCAACTGATTACGCAAAGCCTATTGTCAATGAACTAGAGTTGATGTTTCGTGACGTTCAAAGAGAGTTAAAAAAGACTTTCAACGAGAATCATTACGGACAAGCTATGGATGCCTCATTAGCAAGTCAATCCCGTATCTTACTCAATTGGTTATTAAGAAAATGGCAGCCTAGATTTGATGAGATTGCCAAGAGTGCGACTGAGCGTATGATTCAGCGTACTATAAAGAACTCAACGATTACTTTGCGTAATTCGTTAAAAGAAGCATTACCTGATTTAAGCATAGATACTTCATTTTCAAATGAACAATTACAAGAGGTCATCAAGGCAAGCACATTAGAGGCTGCAAACTTGATTAAAATCATACCTTATAAGTTCTTGAATGAAGTGCAAGGTCAGGTAATGCGCTCCATTACAACAGGCAAAGGGATGGAAGATTTAGTTCCTTTCCTAACGAAGAAATATAAAGGCAACGCAAGACACGCAAGGCTTGTTGCTTTAGACCAAACTCGTAAGGCTTATCAGTCTATTAATACAACTAGACTAAAGACTTTGGGTGTTAAAAAGTTCATTTGGATTCATTCGGGCGGTGGTAAAGAGCCTCGTGAATTGCACATAAGAATGAGTGGGAACGAGTATTCTTTCGATAACCCACCCTACATTGGTGATATGTATCAAGAAAAAGTCTACGGACTTCCTGGTGACTTACCCAATTGTCGTTGTATCTGTAAGCCCGTTCTTAACTTTGATTTAGAGGATTAAACATGAAAGATAAATTAAACGCTGTTGAATCAGCAAACGCTTCTATCAGTTCTTTGGCTGGTATAGGCGAGTCTTGCCAAGCTGAAGGTGTTTACACTTTCAAGTGCTTTGAATATGAAGGTGGTCCATTGCTTTGGAAAGATACCGTACATAACGTAGTAGCAACTGTAGGTAAAAACTTAATGCTACAAACAGCATTGACAGGTTCTGCTTACACCGTAGTTGGTCCATACATGGGTATGATTTCATCTGTATCATACACGACAGGTCCTGTTGCTGGCGATACAATGGCTTCACATGGTGGATGGACTGAAGCTGGTACAACTAATGCTCCAACATTTTCAGCTCGTGTTGCTCCTAGCTTTGGTACTGCTTCTGCTGGTGCTATTTCTACTGCTTCTGCCGTAACATTTACAATGACAAGCACAGGCACATTAAAAGGCGCATTTATTGTTTATGGTACTGGTGCAGTAACTACTATTTTAAGCACAGCAGGCACATTACTTTCTGCTGGCTTGTTTACTGGTGGTGACCAACCTGTTAATACTGGTAACGTAATTCAAGTTACTTATTCATTAAGCCTATAAGGATAAAATCATGGAATTAAAAAACGGTCAATCAGTAACACAAATTCTTCCAGCTCCAATTCAAGGAACAGTAGAAGGTTTTGCTTTTGATTCATCAACAGGTGAAATTACTGTTTTGGTAAGCTATGTTGATTCAGATGGCGAAACGCAACAACGCTATTTCAAACAATCAGAATTAGCTGCTGTTTAATAAATGGCGAATAGATATTGGGTAGGTGGTACAGCAACATGGGATGGAACTGCTGGTACTAAATGGGCTTTGACTTCTGGCGGTGCTGGAGGTCAAGCTGTGCCTACTTCCTCTGATACAGTATTTTTTGATGCTAACTCTGGAGCCAATACTGTAACTATTGGTAGTGGAACTGCAGTTTGTTCTACATTAACAATGACTGGATTTACAGGAACTTTAGCATTTGGTAGTAATTCAATAACTATATCTGGAAATAACAATAATATATTTGTTGGAGCTACTACATTTAGCACGACAGGAACTCCTGTTATTAATTGTAATTATTCAGGAAGCACAGGAACTAGGGCTATTGCTGCTGGAGCAATGACTGAAGCTAATGCAATTAGTTTTAACGTTACTGCTGGTTCAGATATTGTAAATCCTACAGGTTCATATAAGAATTTAAATTTTACTGGGTTTAGTGGTTCAATAGGTTCAACTACAAAAATCCTTTATGGTTCTTTAACATTGTCATCAACGATGACTTCAACTGATGGGGCTAATACTACTAACTTCAATAGCACATTAGTTCAACAAAATATTACAACCAATGGTGTGACATTAGGTGGTTCTTTAACTATAGGTGGAACTCAAACTGTTCAATTGCAAGCAGCAGTAACTTTACTTTCTTCTAGAACAGTTACTCTTACATCTGGAACATTAGATTTAAATAGTAAAACATTAACTGTAGGACAATTTATATCTAGCAATACAAATACACGTTCTATTGCTTTTGGCACAGGAAGTATAACTTTAACAGGTAATGCAGAAACTATTTTAAGCTGCCCAACAACTACAAATTTAACATATACAGGAACACCCACAATCAATTGTACTTATAGTGGAAGTACAGGAACTAGAGGGATTAATACAAGCACTGCTACTTCATTTATTCCAAATATTAATGTGACAGCAGGTAGTGACAACGTAAACTTTGCATCAGGTAACTTGGTAGGTTCTGTTAATTTTATTGGATTTACAGGAACATATACAAATATTCAAATAAGTGTATATGGCAATTGGACATATGGTACTGGAATGACTACTGTTACAGGTACAGGCACTATTGGTTTTACAGGCACTTCAGGAACTCAACAAATCACAACTAATGGGGTTGTAAGTAACTTTCAAATGACTGTAAACGGTGGGTCAACAGTTCAACTTCAAGATAATTTGACAATTGATTCAACACATCAACTTGCTTTAACTTTAGGTACTTTAGATGCTAATAATAAAAATGTATCTGTAGGAATATTTAATTCAAATAATAGTAATGTAAGAACATTATTAATGGGTTCTGGTACTTGGACATTAACAGGTACGGGTAATGTTTGGAATATTGTAACATCCACAAATATAACATTAACACCATCAACATCTACGATTGTGTTTAATGGTAGCGGTATAGGTACATTTTTTGGTGGTGGTAAAACTTATTATAATTTAACTCAATCTAGTAGTAATGCTTTAACACTTCAAGGTACAAATACATTTAATACTATTAGCAATACTGTTCAACCCACTACAATTACATTTACTGCTAATACAACACAAACAGTGACTAACTTTAACGTCAATGGCACAGCGGGTAACTTAGTTACAATTAATAGCACATCGGCTGGTACTCAAGGCATATTAACCAGCCCAAGCTATATTACAAATACTGTAAGTTACGTCAGCCTTCAAGATAACAATGCAACTGGTGGCACATGGTATGCACCTTCAAATCAAGGCAATACTATTGCAAGTAACGTAACAGGATGGATGACTAGCGCACTTTATTTTGAAGGAATTACGGAAGCTGGAAGTGCATCCGATTTACAAAATGAATCAATGGCAACAAATTCTGTAATAACTGAATTAGGAAGTGCTACAGATACGCAATCTGAATCAATGTCTGCACCCGCTAATATTTCTGAATTAGGTAATGCTTTAGATACACAATCAGAATCATTAAATGCGCCTACAACAATTTCTGAAGCTGGCAATGCTCAAGATAATGTATTTCAAACATTAACGGCTTATTGTGTTATATCAGAAGCTGGCAATGCACAAGACATTCAATTAGAAGCAATGTCTGCTTTATTAAGCATTATTGAATCAGGCTTGGCAAGTGATACTGTTTCACAACAATTAATTGGTTATGCTTCTGTTGCAGAAAATGGTAATGCGTTAGATACAGTAACGGAGAATATGAGAGCAACTGTTTCTATTGTTGAAGCAGGAAGCGCACAAGATTTCTTGTCAGAAGCTGTAATTGCTCCTGTTAATATGTTTGAATCAGGTAACGCACAAGATACGCAATCAGAAAAAGTTTATGTTTATATTGCTATAATAGAAAACGGCAATGCAATAGATGTTTATTATTGCAAGCCAATATTTAATACATCTGAAAAGATTTGGCACGTTTTACCTAGACGGGATTATTGGCACGCAAATGACTAATACATATATTTTACAAAAAAGAACCTCTGAAAATATTTGGTTTGATATAGATTGCACAAATCTTTTAGACACAAATGAAATTATTACGTCTGTAACTTCTATTACTTCAGACCAAACTGGATTGGTTTTTACCGCCCCTGCAATTAACTCTACTCCAGTTTCATTTTCAGATGGAACAACGGCTGCTATTGGTAAAGTAATTTCTGTTTATATTTCTAGCGGAATTGTTCCTACAGGTGCAACAAATCAAATATATACAATTAGACCTGTATTTACAACTTCAGAAGATAATATTAGAGAAGCAACTGTATTATTAAATGTCACAGATATTCCAACACAAATAGGTAGGGTAATTTAAAATGCCATTAAAATCGGGATGTGAAATTATTAGCAATAAATTTAGCTTTTTCAATATTATTAATTCTATTGCGAGAATTTTTCCAATGCAATTGATGATGACAATTTGCACAAAGTGTTTGAAGATTGTTTGGTTCATTATTTTTTCTATTTTCATCTATATGATGAACAACAAGAAAATCAACATTAGATTGATTGCAAATTTCACAACATATTTTTCCAAACTTTTTAATAGTTTGAGCAAATCCATTTGCCATGTAATGAACTTTTGCTTTTCCATTCGTGATACGAGAAATTCCTGCACACTTTCTAGAACAAAATTTTCTTTCTCCACTTTGAAACTTTGCTCTACCAGTAATTATTTCTCCACAAGTTTGACAAGGTTCCCTTTGAACGCAAGCAAGAGAACAATATTCTTTATATTGTCTAAGTCCATGCGCTCTAAAAGGTTTTTTACAAGTTTTACAAATAACTTCTTTATCCCCACGATGTTTATAAGAGCAAGCTCTAGAACAACAAACTTGTTTAATTCCTTTGCTTCTATATTTGAGAGGAAAATCTTTATCACATACAATACATTTATTCATAAAATGCCTCTTAAGAAAGGAATATTATGCCTTTGCTAGAAGGATATAGCAAGAAAATAATCCAAGAGAATATCCGTGAAATGATTAAAGCAGGTCACCCGCTTAATCAATCTATTGCTGCCTCTTATCAAAATGCTCGTAAATGCGCTGCCGTTGATGAAGAAAAAACCGAAGTAGAGCATGAGTCACATAAACGTGATTTAAAAGAAGAACCTGATTCTAAGATTGTTGCGTTTATCGTTTATACAGACGATGACAAAATTCTTTGGTTAAAACGTACCAAAGATGATTCTTGGGGTTTTCCTGGTGGTCACGTTGAAGAAGGCGAATCAGCTATTGAAGGTGCTATTCGTGAATCCCGTGAAGAAACAATGCACGTTCCTGAAACTGGACTTCAATTGATTTACGAAGAAGGCAAAGTTCGTTTGTTTGGATGTAATGATGGTGAATTTAAACCTGAATTAAATGACGAACACAGCGAATTTGTTTGGGCAACGATTGAAGATGCACCCAATCCCCTGTTTCACAAAATTGACGGGGAAGAAGAAGAAATTGCCGAAAAAGCTGAGGCGAACGCTTCAGCAATGGATAAACGTGAATACGATACAAACGGTTGGTTTGAAGTAAAAGATAATCCATTATCTAAAATGGGTATTTTCCAATATTCAGGCGGTTCAATCTCGCCTGAGTGTGAAAAAGATAAAATTTACAACGTGTATCGCCCTGCGGAAGAATTATCAACTGAAGAATGTATTAACTCATTCAAGTTGCTTCCTTGGATTGATAATCACGTTATGCTTGGCAGTGAAGATGAAGGTTTAACTCCTGCCGAAGCAAAAGGTATTCAAGGTGTTATCGGTGAAGATGTTTACTTTGACGGTGAATATCTTAAAGGTAATATCAAAGTATTTTCCGAAGCAATGAGTAATCTTATCGCTAACGGTAAAAAAGAATTGTCCTGCGGTTATCGTTGCAGATATGAATATGCTCCTGGTGTTTATGACGGTGTAGCTTATGACTATGTGCAACGAGAAATCAGAGGCAATCATCTCGCCCTAGTCGAACAAGGACGCATGGGTTCTGATGTAGCAGTTTTAGACCACTTCACTTTTACAGTAGATAACAAGGAGCTTTTTAACATGGCTGAAGAAAACAAAGATGTAGGTAGCGAGAAGCCTACTATGACCCTAGAGGAAGTTCACAAATTCCTTGAAGAAGTCATGCCAAAATTGGCAAAAATTCAAGAATTAACGGGTCAATCTTTTGGTTCAGCAGGTGAAGAAGCTGTTGCTGACGAAGATGA